CGGAGGCCTCGGTAGCTGCCGCGACAGGCCTGCAGCGGCTCAATCTGGTTCAGACCCAGCTCTTGCCAAAACAGGCGGCGCTCACGGCATCCACCGAAGCGCTGACCATTGCCCAGGCCAACCTGACACGCGCCGCCACCGGCGGTTTGCTGTCGGCACTGGGCGGCCCGATGGGGCTGGCTTTGCTCGCCGGTACCGCAGCGGCCAGCTTCCTGTTACTCAGCGACAACGCCGACCAGGCGGGCGTCAGCCTGGACGACCTGCACAAGCCGGTTGCTCAGCTGCGAGAAGAGTTCGCCAAGCTCAACAAGGACCAGCGTGAAGCCTCGCTGGTGAAGTGGCAGCAAGAACAGGTCAATGCCGCTGACAAGGTGAAGGACGCCTATGGCGACCTGTCCCAGTCGATCCGATCGGCTGTGGTCACGGCCCCGGCGCGCGACTCTGGCGGCCAGTACAACCGGCAGTTGGCCGAGTACCAAGGCCTGATCGATCGCCTCAATGAGGCGCGTGCCTCGGGACAGGGTTTATCGCCTGTGCTGCAGGAGGTAGCGACACGGCTGCAACTGCCGGCCAGCACGGTGCAGCAGTGGATCACCCAGGCGGGTGCCGTCAGCGACGCCGATCAGCGATCGAGCCTGATCGCGGAAACCCTGCGAGTGCTCACCGGTGTCACCGATGCGAACACCTCGGCCACCCAGGCGAACAATGCCGCCAAGGTCGGCATGAGTTCGGCTGGCCAGACGTATCTGGAAACGCTGCAGAAGCAGCTGGCCGGCCTGCAGGACAATGGCGACGCAATCAAGATCGCCAACCGCTACATCGCCGAAAACGCCGATCTCACCGAGACCGACCGACAGGCGATCCTTTCGGCGGCCAGCGCGATCGAGTCGCAGAAGAAGGCCAACAAGGATTCGACTGAAGGCAGCAAGGGCCGCACCAAGGCGCTGAACGACGAGGTCAAGGCGCTCGACGCGATCATCGACCGTGCGCTGCCGGAGAAGAAGCGCCTGGAGGACCTGGTCGAGGGCGTGCAGGGGCTGCGCAAGGCCCAGGCCGCCGGCAAGATCACCGCCGCCGAGATGGAGCTCGGCATCAAGAACCTGAACGCGGCCTATGCCGATCCGGAGTTAAAGAAACGGGCCGAAGAAGAGAGGAAGCTGGCGGAGATCCGGCGCAACAGCGCCGAAGCCTACCGCAAGGCCATGGAGGTGGTGCTGCAGACCCGGCAGGACGCAATCAATGCGGACGTAGCCGGCGTAGGCATGGGCGACGATCAGCGCGAACAGGCCGACCGGCTCAACGCTGTGCGGCAGAAGTATGCCGAGGCGCGCCGGCAGCTTGAAGAGCAGCAGGAGGATGTGTCGCGCCGGCTCAGCCAGGACGCCTATCAACAGCGGCTGGCGGACCTGGCCGACTACCAGGCGCGCGAGCTGCAGATGGAAGTCGACGGTTTCGACGCTCGCTTGCTGGCCCAGCGAGACTACCGCAACGGCGCCAAGCGAGCCTGGGCGAACATTCAGGCGGACGCGGCGAACGTGGCCGGCGCTACCGATGACATGCTCACCACCGGTTTCAACACGGCCCGCGATGCCCTGGCCGAATTCGCCATCACTGGCAAGGCCAACTTCAAGGACTTCGCGTCGAGTGTCATCAACGACATGGCCAGGATCGCCAGCCAGCAGGCCGCCAGCTCGTTGCTGAGTGGGCTGGTTGGCCTGGGCGTGTCTGCGATGGGCAGCTACTTCGGCGGTGGCTCAGGTAACGGCATGACGCCCGGGTCTGCGGGTGCCGTCTCGTCGAGCCTCGGTGCGTCGCAGGCGGGCTATGGCAGTACGTACTTCCCCCAGGCGCTGGGCGGCGCTTGGTCTCGAGGCGTGCAGTTGTTCGCCAAGGGCGGTGCGTTCACCAACAGTGTGCTGAGCCGCCCGACTGCCTTCGGCATAGCAAATGGTGGCCTAGGCGTGGCCGGCGAGGCTGGACCTGAGGCAATCATGCCGCTGGCCAGGGGCTCGGACGGATCGCTTGGCGTTCAGGTCGTTGGTGGCAACGGCGGCGGGTCCACCGTGGTGCAACTCAACGTGCCGGTTTCGGTGAGTGTTGAGGACCGCAGCGCAGACGGCATGGAACTGGACAGCACCACCCTTCAGCAAAACCTCCAGCAGCAGATGCAGGGGGTGGCGGAGCGTGCCATAGCCGCTTCGTGGCGGGCGGGTGGCGTGAGTTATCGAAACAGTAACGGGAGGCGCTGATGGCGATCGAAACCTTCACCTGGACGCCAGACGACGAGGCCAGCGGTGATAGCACGTTACGCACCCGGAAATCACAGTTCGGTGACAACTACGCCCAGGTGTCCACCGATGGCCTAAATGCCGAATCTGACAGCTGGTCGCTGTCGTTCGGCGGTCTGGCTGACGAGCTCGCACCTATCCTGGCGTTCATCCGGAGGCACCGGGGCGCCACGTCATTTCTGTGGACGAATCCCGAGGGCGTCCTTGGGCTGTATCGGTGCGAGACCTTCCGGCAGCAGCGAAAGCCGGGCGGTGTGGCGGTGCTGACAGCTACTTTTGAACGAGCATTTCATCCATGACCTTGATCACTCAGCTGCAGAAGCTGGAACCCGGCGCAGAAATCCTGTTGTTAGAGCTGGACGGCTCCGATTTCGGAGCGGACACGCTGCGATTCCATGGGCACGCGATACCGCACACACCTCAAGAACTGGCAGCGGCTGGCGCGAACGCTGACCAGCTGCCGGCCAAGTCGATCTGGTGGCAGGGCAATGAGTACGGCGCCTGGCCCATGCAAATCGATGGCATCGAAGCGAACTCGGATGGTACCGCCGTGCGGCCCACGCTGACCGTGGGCAACGTCAACGGCCGAATCACCACCCTGTGCCTGGCCTTCGACAACCTGCTCGAGTTCAAGCTGACCATGCGTCACACCATGGCTCGCTATCTGGATGCGGTGAATTTCCCGGCAGGCAACCCCGAGGCCGATCCGACCGAAGAGGCGATCGAGGTCTGGTACATCGACCAGAAGGTTTCCGAGAACGGCACTACGGTTTCTTGGGAGCTGGCCAGCCCTGGCGACGTGGGCGGGGAGACTATCGGCCGCCAGATGACGCAGCTATGCCACTGGGCAATGACTGCCCGCTACCGCGGCCCGAACTGCGGCTACACCGGCCCCTACTTCGACCTTGAAGGCGATCCCACCGACGACCCGGCCAAGGACCAGTGCAATGGCTGCCTCGACACGGGATGCACCGTTCGCTACGGGCAGGGCAATCAACTGCCATTCGGCGGCTTCCCGGCCGTTTCCCTGATCGCACGGAGCTGACCATGCGCAAACACATCCTGGAGGCAGTGCGAGCGCATGCCGCCGGCTGCTATCCGACAGAATCATGCGGACTGATCGTGGCGGTAGGTCGGTCGCACAAGTACGTGCCTTGTGAAAACACCGCGACTGACCCATCCGAGGAATTCCGCATCGCGCCCGAGCAGTATGCTGCGGCTGAAGAGCAGGGCGAGGTGATCGGTATCGTGCACTCGCATCCAGATGCCCCCAGCAGGCCGTCGCCCCGTGACCTGGCCATGTGCGAGGCTACCGGGTTGCCTTGGTACATCCTGTCCTGGCCAGAGGGTGACCTGCGCACAGTCGCGCCAACCGGTCACGCGCCGCTGCTCGGGCGGCCGTTCGTGCACGGAGCCTGGGACTGCTGGCAGGTCTGTGCTGACTGGTACAAGCGAGAGTGGGGTCTGGAATTTCCGGCCTACGCGCGGGAGGATGGGTGGTGGGAGAAGCCGGACGGTCCAAGCCTGTATGAGCAGGCCTTCGAGGCTGCTGGCTTCTACCAGGTCAGCCAGCCGCAGCGCGGCGACATGATTGTCATGGCCGTGGGCCGCACGGCTCACCCGAACCACGCCGGCATTTACCTCGGCGCTGACGCTCGGCTGCCGGAGGAATCGGCGGAGGTCTTCGGACCTGGCCCGTTCATGCTGCACCACCTGCTGGGCAGACCATCAGAAATCATCGTATTCGGTGGGCCCTGGCTCGACCGGACGCGCCTTGTGTTACGACATCAAGGTGCGGAGCGCGGCGGGAAGGAGAAGGCGCTAAACGCTATGTGTCGGCTTGACGAGCGGGACTCGGAGCTGTGACCCTCTGGCTATCATTATGCTATCGCAGTTGAATGGCTCTATGATATTTTTTTGCGCTCATTTAAGGAGCGCGACATGTATAAAAAGGTAGTTTTGCTATTGGCTGGTGGCACTTTGGTTGGTTGCGCAACATCCTCAATGGACTATAGCCCCCCAACGCCAGCGGCAGTCCCCAACACCAGAAGCGTTTCTACGGACTTCGAAAAGTCCTGGGATCAGCTCGTTCGTCAGCTCAGTTCGGATTTTTTTGTTATCAATAATATTGATAAGAGCTCTCGTCTGATTAATGTTAGTTTTTCGACGTCGCGGCCTTCTGAGTATGTGGACTGTGGGTCAACTTTACGGAAGTTCAGTAACGCGAGAGGGGAGCAAGTTTATAACTACGTCACGGCAGATTCTGCAAAATTTGCGGTTACAAACCAAAATGCTGCGTTCAATGTCAGCCGTGAAACGAAGCTAGAAGGACGCGTGAATATCTACGTCGCTCCGGGAAAAGGCGGCACAGATATCTCCGTTAATACCAAATACGTATTTACTGTCAACGCGAAAATCTTTGGTTTCGACGGTTCACCGGTGACAGTAAATCCTACGACGATCGATTTCTCGACCAAGAGCCCATACACTTCCCCCGATTTGACGTGTTACGCAAGAGGTACTCTAGAGTCCCGAATTTTAGACATGGTGATGTAGAGCCCGACTAATCTATCGTGCGCCATTTCTGAGGGGAGACTATGATCACGCGAATTCTCATCTGTGCAGTGGGGCTGGCGTTGCTGGCGGGTTGCACTACGCCCGGCAATTTACTCAAGAGTAACCCGACGATCATGGCAGAAACCACGAAGGCACCAAAAGCATACGCGCTGTGCGTTTTGCCTGAATGGCAAGAGCACCAGGCCGGGGCAACCATGAGTGAGACTCTTACGGGCTACCGATTGATTTCCTCAGCTGAATCGATCGGTCAGACCAACGAGCTTCTGGAAATCAAACAAACGGTCCACGGCAGCGAGGTGCTGCTGTATCAGCGGATGCCAGGGATAACCATGGGCAGGTCAAAGATTACTTCGTCCGTGAAAAACTGCCTTTGAACGCTGTTTTAAGCAATTAGCCGCCACTTGGCGGCTTTTTTTCGTCTGGAGAACTGCATGTCTCAAGAAATGACCGTTATAGAGTTTTCAGGAACTTTGCGCAAAGCGCTTGGACGGTGGCACCGGCGACTGCTGGATACTGGCAGCGTGCGCGAGTTGCTGAAAGCGCTGACGATCACGCTGCCAGGATTCAAGGAAGAGATTGATCGGCTGTCCCGCTTGGGAATGAATTTCGCTATCTACCGCAATGGTACAAACGTAGGTGAGACCGAATTCGGTCGTGGCGGAGCGAAGGTTGTGAAAATCGTTCCGGTTGTTGCTGGCAGTAAGCGTGGGGGGATGCTGCAGACAGTTATTGGCGCGATATTGATTGCCGCTTCCTTCATCCCCGTCCCTGGGTTCCAAGCCCTTCTTCCCGTAGGTGTAGCAATGGCCGCCGGCGGAGTCATCCAGATGCTCAGCCCTCAGGCCAAGGGCCTGTCTCAGAGTGCCGCACCTGAGAACTTGCCGAGTTACGCCTTCGGCAGCGCCAAGAACACTACAGCCAGTGGCAATCCTGTCCCGATTTGCATCGGCGAACGCCGCTGGGGTGGGGCGATCATCTCAGCCTCGATCGAGGCGCAAGACAAGGCCTAGGGCCAACTCAGCTAATAGACCGCCTCCGGGCGGTTTTTTCTTGCCCGGAGGAAAGTATGGGCCCTGTAGATCACCTGGAAATCACCGGCGCCAAGGGCGGCGACAGCAAGCCGAAAACTCCGGTCGAGACACCGGACAGCCTGCAGTCGTCGAACATCGCCAAGATCCTGCTGGCCGTAGGTGAGGGCGAATTCGAAGATACGCCAACCGACCGTGACATCTACCTCGACAACACGCCGATCATGGACGCCAGCGGCAACGTGAATTTCCCAGGGGTGAAGTGGGAGTGGCGCCCAGGCTCCGTCGAGCAGGAGTACATCCAGGGCATTCCCTCCGTCGAGAACGAGACCAACATCAATGTGGAGCTGCGCAGCGACAACCCGTTCACCCGTGCCCTGAGTAACACCCAGCTCTCGGCCGTGCGCGTGCGCATGACTTGGCCGCGCCTGGCGCAGCAGGACAGCAACGGCAACACCAACGGCTACCGCATTGAGTACGCGATCGATATCGCCACCGACGGCGGTGCTTATGTAGAGGCGCACCTCGGCGCCGTGGACGGCAAAACCACCAATGGCTACCAGCGCTCCGTGCGTGTGAACCTGCCCAAGGCGACCTCCGGCTGGATGCTGCGTGTGCGCCGGATTACCCCAAACGCCAACAGCGGCACAATCGCCGACACGATGACCATCGCTGGCTACACCGAGATCATCGACCAGAAGCTGCGCTACCCGAACACCGCGCTGCTGTACATCGAGTTTGACGCCCAGCAGTTCCAGAACATCCCGGCTGTCACCGTGAGGTGCAAGGCCAAGCGTTGGCCGGTACCGACCAACTACGACCCGGTAGCCCGTACCTACACTGGCGTATGGGACGGCACCTTCAAGCAGGCCTGGACCAACAACCCTGCGTTCGTGACCTACGGGCTGTGTGTCGAAGATCGGTTCGGTCTGGGTAAGCGCATCAAGTCGTGGATGGTCGACAAGTGGGAGATGTATCGCATTGCCCAGTACTGCGACCAGTTGGTGCCGGATGGCGTGGGTGGTCAAGAGCCGCGCTATCTGTGCGACATGAACCTGCAGGGCCGCTCCGAGGCCTGGACGCTGCTGCGTGACTTGGCGGCCATCTACCGGGGCATGGTGTACTGGGCCCACGGTTCGCTGTTCATGCAGGCGGATATGCCGCGAGCCCAGGACATTGACTACGTGTTCACCCGAGCCAACGTAATCGACGGTGACTTCGTCTACGGGGGCGCCGAGCGCAACACGCACTACAGCCGCGCCTTGGTCAGCTACGACAACCCGGCCAACAATTACGACACCGACGTCATTCCGGTGACCGATCTGTCGCTCCAGCGCAGGTACCGCGATCGCCCAATCGAGCTGTCGGCGATTGGCTGCACCCGGGCCTCCGAGGCCCAACGCCGCGGTAAGTGGGCGCTGTTGAGCAACAGCCAGGACCGCACCGTCACCTTCAAGACCGGCATGGAAGGACGCATTCCACTGCCTGGCTACGTCATTCCCATCGCAGACGAGCTCGTTGCGGGCCGTCCAAACGGTGGCCGGATTTCGGTGGCTGCCGGCCGCGTTGTGACCTTGGACCGTGACACGCCGATCAAGGCCGGTGATCGCCTGATCTTGAACCTGCCGAATGGGACTGCTCAGGCGCGCACCGTGCAATCGGTAGCTGGGCGCGCGGTCACGGTGACCACCGATTACGGGGTCCAGCCTGAACCTGAGCTGCAGTGGGCAATCGACTACGACGACCTGGCCATCCAGCTTTTCCGGGTGCTCAAGACGACTCGTACCCAGGAGGGAAACCACGAAATCACCGCGCTCGAGTTCAACCCAAGTAAGTTCCCCGCGATCGATACCGGTGCCAAGCTGGACGAGCGCCCGATTAGTGTCATCCCGGTGACGACCGTGCAGCCGCCAGCGAGCGTGACGCTGTCGTCTAACCACGTGATTGACCAAGGCATCGCGGTCAGCACCATGACCATCGCTTGGCCGGCAGTGGAGGGTGCCGTTGCTTACGATGTTGAATGGCGCAAGGACAACGGCAACTGGATTCGTCTGCAACGCACCGGCGCTGCTTCGGTTGATGTGGTAGGAATCTACGCTGGCGCTTACCTGGCTCGGGTACGGGCGGTCAGTAGCTTCGACATCACCTCGATCTGGAAAAGCTCGAATCTGACTCAGCTGAATGGCAAGGAAGGCCTGCCGCCGGCCGTTACGTTCCTGGATACCGAAAGTCTGCTGTTTGGCATCGGCATCAAGTGGGGCTTTCCAGCGGGCGCCGAGGACACCCAGCGAACGGAGCTGTGGTACAGCGAAGGCACCGATCTGGGTTTGGCCACCAAGCTGGCCGACCTGGCCTATCCGCAGAACGAGCACGTCATGCAGGGCCTGCGCGCCGGGCAGCGTTTCTTCTTCTGGGCGCGCCTGGTGGATCGCACCGGCAACCTCGGCCCGTTCTTCCCGGAGGCCCCGGCAGTGGTTGCCGGAATGGCCAGCGCTGATGCTGGCGCGATCCTCGAGCAGATCAAGGATCAGATCACCGAGAGTGAACTGGGCCAGGAGCTCACCAGCCGAATCGACCTGATAGACAAGAATGGCCCTGGGTCGGTGAACGATCGGATAGGGACGGCCAAGACCGAACTGGCCCTGCAAATCAGTGAGGTGAACAACGCCCTCAACACCACCAAAGGCAACTTGCAGCAGCACATCACCGCTGTGAGCGCTGATGTGTCGGCTGCCAAGGCCGACCTGCAGCAGCAGATCGCCAACGTCTCGGCCTTGGCCGGCTCGTTGCCGTACCGGAAAGACAAGGCCTACAGCGTCGGGCAAAGCGCCCTGGGCAGTGATGGCAAGTTGTACCAGGCCCTAAAAGCGGTACCGCTGAACACGCCACCGCCGAACGCCACCTACTGGACCGATGTTGGCCAGGCGGTGGTGACTGCCAACGGCATGGCCGCGCGCGTCCAGACCATGGAAACCAAAGTCGAAACCCTGGAGGGCGCCACCTCAGCCCAGGCCCAGCAGATCTCGGGCCTGCAGTCGAGCCTTACCACCACCAACGGCAACGTGTCGGCTGCCCAGCAGGCTGCGCAGGATGCGGCCACGCTAGCGGGCGGGAAGGGCAAGGTCATTGTTCAGTCGGCCGCGCCTGCCGTCGCCGACCGTCTGGCTCAGAACCTGTGGATCGACACCACCAGCAATGCCAACACGCCGAAGAGGTGGAGTGGCTCGGCATGGATCGCTGTGACGGATAAGGTAGCAACCGATGCTGCCGCAGCTGCCGCCGGCGCATTGGCCTTGGCCCAGACTAAGGCCGACGCCACGGTAGTCAGCAGCCTGACCACCCGGGTCAGCGATGCCGAGGGCAAGCTCACGTCGCAAGCCACCCGCATGGACGGCATGCAGACCAGCATCGACGGCAAGGCCAGTTCGCAGGCGCTGCAGCAGGTCACGAGCCGTGTCGCGGCGACCGAGGACAAGGATAAGGCCCAAGATCAGCTCATCAGCTCGCAAAGCCAGGCGCTCACCTCGCTGACTGACAGCGTGAGCAAGAAGGCGGATGCTTCGGCTGTCCAGTCCCTGGGTAACCGAGTGGAGGCTGCTGAAGGGGCACTGAGCAGCCAGAGCACTGATATCACGCAGCTGAAAAACAGCGTAGGCGCTGCCCAGCCATTCGTTGCTGGCCGTGCCTGGGAGTTCACCGGCTCGACAAGGGGTTGGGTGGCGACCGCGACAAATGGGACGATTACTGCGGGCCCGCTGTTTGCTACCGTGACTGCAAACCCGAACCTTCAGTGCAATTTCACCCCAGTCGTTGCAGGCGCAGAGAACCCCTATCTGCGGATTAGGCTACGGCGGCGTAATACCAGCCGGGCAGGTGCCCAGATGTATTGGGCGAACGAAGAAGGCGGGTTGGCCGAGGCAAGGCGCTTTGGGTGGTTCATCAGCACCACAACCACGGATTGGCAGGACATCGAGCTTGACCTGTCCGGCCATGCCGGGTGGAACGGCAAGAAAATTTACGCCATCCGCCTGGACATGATGAACTCCGGTGATACAAGCGGCGAGATCGATATCGCTTATATCGCCGTTGGTAGGCGTTCCGCCTCGGCCTCGGCAGAAGCCGTTTCCACTCTGAACAACGCGGTTACCGAAGCAGAAGGAAAGCTATCCAGCCAGAGCCAGTCGATCGTAAATCTGCAGGGTGGGCTCAATGCTACCAACGGTAATGTGTCAGCTGCGCAGAAGGCTGCCCAAGACGCATACAGCCTCGCTGACGCCAAGGGCAAGGTGATCGTCCAAAACTCAACACCTTCAGCCATCAACCAGCAGATCCAGAACCTTTGGATTGATACCACAGGTGGCGGGAACACACCCAAACGGTGGAATGGCTCTGCATGGCAGGCAGTTTCGGACAAGGTAGCCACGGATGCCGCAGCAGCAGCGGCCAATGCCCTGAGCCAAGTAGCGACAAAGGCTGATGCCTCTACCGTTCAGAGCCTCACGAATAAGGTAGAGCAACAGGGCACAGCCATCACCGCCGCTGGCGAGGCGATCACTGGCATTAATGCATCGCTCGGCCAGGTTGGCGGCGAGAACCTACTGCCTAACCCTTCGTTTGAGGTAGAGGGGCCAACTGCCGGCCTTGCTGATGGCTGGCGTATTGGCTCCTCGCTGTCTGCACCCAATCGGCTTCTGTCGTTGGTGCCGTCAACCTTGGACCCTCGCGGTAAGGCGCAGCGTGTTGATGCCAAAGGGCTATCCGGCTCTGCGTATGTGGATGTTGCGCTACCGAACGCAAGCTGGGTGTCCATGGCGCCAGGGCAGGTACTGACAGTGTCGGCGTATGTCCGGGGCACCCAGGATCTGGTCAGCGAGATATACCTGCAATACAAGAACAGTGGTGGGGCCACGGTAGGGACGCATGGACCGCTCCGAACCATTCTGAGCGACGCATGGAACCGACCAGTCTTCACTGGCGCTGCCGCTCCAGCGGGGACGATCGGGGCAGACCTTCTTTTACGCGTCAGAGGTCCTTTGGGTGGTACCGCCAGTGACGGCTACTACGAGATTGATCGCGCCCAAGCTGAACTATCCACCGTCGTGAGTGCCTGGAAGGACAACGCCAAGAACGCTCAAAGCGCAGCGCAAGCAAACGCTGCAGCGATCAACAGCGTATCGGGTCGTGTCTCCAGCACCGAGGAGGGGCTGACGTCAGTCAGTGGTCGGCTAACTCAACTGGACAATTCGATCGGAGACGTTGGCGGAGAGAATCTGCTCTACAACCCGGCTTTCACGAAATTGGGAGCAGCTACGGGGAACAATCCTGATGGATGGGTGCCGGAAGGGACGGCGACCTATACGCCCTCAATGGTCAGCTCCTGGCTTAACGCTGCAGAAAATGCATATCGGTGCACCACCACGGGCGTTGGCACAACAGCTTCGGGCAACCCTTACACGTCGCTGGTCACAGCAAGTGAACGGGCTCCTGCAGTTGCCCCGGGTCAGACGGTGACGTCGTCGATCTATGCAAGGAAGACCTCCGATTCAGGCGATTTGGGATTGAGGATCTTCCATCAGTGGGCAAACGCCGCCGGTACCGTAATCTCTGCTCCGGCCTCGCAGGTTGTGCCCGTATCGGTGTCCGGCGATCGCGTGTCGTTCACATCGATTGCTCCTGCTGGCGCCGCCAAGGTTCGGGTGTTTTACCGGGCCCACGCTGCAAGCGGGAGTAGTGCTGCTGGTACTTTCGAGGTTGCCAGGCCACAGGTCGAATACGGTTCGCGGCCGACTGGCTGGCGAGACAACGGGCAGGTCAACAGCACCGCCATCGGCGCCGTTTCTACGGCAGTCGACGGCCTGACATCCAGCGTGAGCCAGCAGGCCAAAGACATCACCTCTGTGTCCGGCAGAACGACCAGCCTTGAGAACAGCGTCAACAGCGGTTCCACTGGCCTGGCCAGCAAGGCGTCGACCGCAGCGCTGACCAGCGTGGCCAACCGCGTCGCTGCTACTGAAAGCGGACTGACTGCGCAATCCGCGAGCATCACCAACCTGGAGGCGAAGATTGGCACCGCTCTGCCATTCGTAGCTGGGCAGACTTGGGAGTTCGTGAACTCAGTGGAGGGATGGATAGCCAATACGTCTGGAGCAACCCTGACCGCAGGCCCTCAGTACGCAACTGTCGCCAAGTTCACGACCATTCAGGCAACCAACACCTTCCCCGTCATAGACGGAGCCGCGAACCCTCTTGTGAGGATCAGGCTGCGCCGGCGCAACACCGGCCGGACCAGTGCGGCTATGTACTGGGCCAACGAGGATGGGGGGCTTGCTGAGGCTCGGCGTTTCAACTGGCCTATCAGCACCTCGAGTGGAGATTGGCAGGACATCGAGCTCGATCTGTCCGGCCATTCTGGTTGGAATGGGAAGAAGATCTGGGCCATCCGCCTGGACATGTACAACTCAGGTGATGCCAATGGCGAGGTGGACATTGCCTACATCGCAGCCGGTCGCCGGTCGGTGGCTGCTTCGGGGAGGGCGTTTGACTCACTCAGCGTCAACGTTTCCCAGCAGGGGGACAAGCTGGCGGCTGAAACACAGAGGATAAATGGGCTGCTGTCCTCTGTCGGAGATGCCAACGCCGCGATTCAGAACGAAGCCAAGGCCCGAAGCGATGCTGATGGAGCACTCAGTCAGCAAATTCAGAGCACCCAATCGTCTTTGGGGGCCACCAATGCTTCGGTACAGCAGATCAGTACCGCGCAGACCGGATTGAATAATCGGGTCAACGCTCAGTTCTCGATCAAGGTTGCAGTTACGCAAAGCGGAGTTTATGCGCTCGGTGGGATTGGAGTAGGCATTCAGAACCAGAATGGTGTGCTGCAGTCGGTCGTGGCCGTCTTGGCGGACCAGTTCGCGGTAATCAACGCCGCCGGCAATGGTTACGTCAGCCCGTTTGCGATTCAAGGCGGCCAGGTGTTCATGAATGATGCCTTCATTCGTGATGGCAGCATCATCAACGCCAAGATCGCCAACGGTGCGATTACGTCCGCGAAGATCGGGGTGGCGGAAATCGACACGCTGCGAATTCGTGGTAACGCTGTCACTGTGCCGGTATCGGCAAGCAGCCCCGGGAATGTGCTGGGTGCGGGGGTAGGCCAATGGCAAAACCTGGTCGCTGTCGGCGTTCAGATGGACGAGGGCGGTTTCATCACCGCCCAGTACAGCTGCTACCAAGGGTTTGGCAGTGGTATCCGTAAGTACCAATTCCAGATGGATATCAACGGCTTGGTGATCGCGGAAGGTGGCGGCGATTGGGCGGATGGCTTCCCTAACCTGATGGGATCAATCGGCGTTGGCCCTGGTTATTTCGTCATCACTGTGAAGTGGTGGGGGGAGAACACGGGTGTCGGGGTGAGAAATCATAACCTCTTTGCGATGGGAACCAAACGATGAGCAACACTGGACACTTCGCAGCCTATGAGCCTGACGGCCGGATCGTATTTGCCGTCAGCTGCCCGCCCGAGTACGGGAAGCAGATCATCAGGCTCAACACCGACCGGCCTTTCATCCAGGTGGCCACACCGGCAAGGCCGGCAGATCACTTCGTGGTGGGGCAGATGCTCAAGGAGCGTCCCCAGATGGGGGCGGTTCTCCAAGGGCTCTGGTTGAAGGGGGTGCCCGAAGGTGCCGCCGTCAACATCGAGAGCGAAACCTACACCGCTGACGGCAGTGACATCGAGCTGGGATTTTCGGCGCCGGGTATCTACACCGTCACGGTCAGCCTTTGGCCATACCGCGATCGGGAGTTCACCGTTGAAAATTCAGCATAAGAGCGACCACACCAAGCGCCGTGCGGCCGAGTACCCGCCGGTGGAGGAGCAACTGGACATGCTTTGGCATGCGATGAATCAAGGGCATATGCCCAAGGCTGAGCCGTTCTTCTCGACCCTGCAGCAGATCAAGCAGCAACACCCCAAGGCTTGAATCCAAGCCAACTACCCAATGCCCGCCATCGTGCGGGCTTCTTTTGCCTGGAGATTTACCCATGCCATTTGTCGCCATCAACCTGAGCAATGACTACGAAGTTGCCAACAAAACTCGCTACGCCACCCAGGAGGAGGCCGACGCCCGAGCCCGCGAGATTCT